TGCAACAACGGAAACGACTAGACCGACACAAGTAGTAGCTTCAGCGAAGCGAAGTGTAAAACCTGGTCGCAAAACTGTGAGACTCACACCTTCTCAAGTTGCTATCGCTAAAAAATTAGGAGTGCCATTAGAAGAATATGCGAAACAATTAAATATCACGAAGGAGGTATAGGCATATGGAAAACGAAAAAATGAAGACCCCACGTGCGAGCCAAACTAGGACTACTGAAAAGAGACCTACAACTTGGACTCCACCATCAAGTTTAGATGCACCGCGCCCTAAGGACGGTTTTAAACACCGATGGATAAGACTTGAAATTTTAGGTCAGGATGACACTAAAAATGTTTCAAGTAAATTAAGATCAGGATGGGAATTAGTTAGATCTGATGAATACCCTGGTGAAACTTATTCAACGATAGGCGAAGGAAAATACGCGGGAGTAATCGGGCATGGTGGCCTTGCGCTGGCAAGGATACCTGTAGAGGTTGCAGCAGCTAGAGATGCTTATTTTGCAAAACAAACTAAGGATCGAGAAGATGCAGTAAATAACGACCTTTATAAGGATCAGCACCCAAGTATGCCAATCAATAGTGAGAGGCAGACTCGTGTAACTTTTGGTGGTACGAACAAAAAATAATTTTTTTGTAATATCAACAAAGTAAATAAAAACTTAAACAAGGAAAAAAACTATGGCTAACCCAAACGCAGCCTTCGGTTTATTACCGATAGGCAAAGTTGGACAGAATAGAGATGCTCAAGGTTTAAGTGAATACGGAATTGCAGCTAGCTCTTCAGCTATCTATCAAAATGACCCAGTAACAGCAGCGGGAACTGGATACATTACGGTAGCTACAAGTGCTTCTCAATTATTAGGTTCACTTAACGGAGTTTTCTTTACGAATGCTTCAACTAAGAAACCAACATGGGCGAACAATTTAGCGGCAGCAAATACTGCTACTGACATTGTCGGTTATGTTAGTGACGACCCTTACGAGAGATACGAAATACAAGCTAGTTCGACTCTACCAATTGCAAGTATTTTCTTAAACGGAAATATACATTATACAGCTGGATCTTCAGCTAACTATGTATCTAAAGTTACTTTAAATACATCGCAATTGAATGCGAACGATACTACTCAAATTCGTGTCATTGGAGTTGCAAAAGGCTTCAATAATGAATTATTAAATGATACAACTTACGCTACAAACGTAGTAGTAACTGCTATTATTAATAATCATTTCTATAAACAATTTACAGGAGTATAAGAATATGGCTATATCAAGAGGACAGCTAGTCAAAGAACTAGAACCAGGATTGAATGCACTATTCGGCCTGGAATATAAGAGATACGAGAATCAGCATCTTGAAATTTTCGATACTGAAACTTCAGACAGAGCTTTCGAAGAGGAAGTAATGTTATCAGGTTTCGCTAACGCGGAAATCAAGCCGGAAGGATCTGCAGTTGTATTTGACAATGCGCAAGAAACTTTCACAGCTAGATACACTCATAATACCGTAGCACTTGCTTTCGCAATCACTGAAGAAGCGATTGAGGACAATTTGTATGACAGACTTGCGTCTAGATATACAAAAGCTTTAGCAAGATCTATGGCAAACACTAAACAAGTAACTGCAGCTAACGTTCTAAACAACGGTTTCAGTACATCTTATGTAGGTGGTGACGGAGTTTCTTTAATAAACTTATCACACCCAACTATTGCTGGTTCATTCAGTAATACATTGGCTACACAAGCTGACTTAAACGAAACTTCTCTTGAACAATCGTTGATTGATATCAACTCGTTCACAGATGAGCGTGGTTTAAAAATTGCAGCTCAAGGTGTTAAATTAATCATTCCAAAAGAATTACAATTCACTGCGGAAAGATTAATGAAATCAGCTGGAAGAACACAAACTGCTGATAACGATATCAATGCGATCAAATCAATGGGAATGGTTCCACAAGGTTACGTGGTTAACAATTTCTTAACTGATACTGATGCATTCTTTATCAAAACTGACGTTCCAAACGGTATGAAGATGTTCGTAAGAGCACCTATCAAAACTGCTATGGAAGGTGATTTTGATACTGGTAACGTTAGATACAAAGCTAGAGAAAGATACAGCTTCGGCTGGTCTGACCCTAGAGGTATCTTCGGATCATCAGGATCTGCTTAATATTTAAGCAAATTTTATTTAATGGGGTGGGTATATCTCACCCCATTATTATGTTAGAAAGAAAGAATTATGACAAAAATGTTTCAAGTAAAAATTAGAGCTTATGGTCACATGGCTAATTTTGACATTGAAGCTGAAGATAGTGCAGAAAGTATAGAACTAGCTATCCTTGACAAAATAGGAAAAAAAGGTATATTACTAAAAGACAGCATGCGATCTTTTGCTAAAGATAAATGCTGGATAACCTATGAGGAGGTTGTAGATGATAAATCACGTTCAAGCTCTTTACACAAAGAAGAGAGCCCTAGAACTTGATTGGGAGCAACACTACGTTCAAGAGGGAATATATACTCTTGACATGGTTAGGATTGACGAAAAAATTCGTGAAATCATTAACCAAATTAAGATGTCTGAAGCTGAAATAGCTACAAGACAAATTAAAGTAGAAATGGCTGCTCCTGAGTTTTCTGTAGCTAGCTAAACCTAGCTATTTATATCCGAAAAGTAGATTTTCGATGCAGGTATCCCTTGCGCTATTCAATAAATTCAGTTATATATTAAGCACTATACATAACCTTCTGATCTAGACGCGTATAGTCGACAAGCCTAGAGACTAGATTGGAAAAACTAGGAGAATATACTTATGGCAAATACAACTTTTTCAGGCCCAGTTAGAGCCGGAACAATCGTTGATACTACAGGAACTACACTTGGAACAAATGTTAAAAACATTGGACCAGTTGTATTAACTCAATCATCAACTGTAGCATTAACAAACGCAACAACAGCAGCTACTGCTCTTGGAATTATAATTCCAGCGAACAGTCAGATACTTAGTGTTGTAATAATGATAGAACAACTTTTTGCAAACTCAGCAACTACAACTATTGCGGTTGGTTTAAGTTCATCAAATGCAACTAACCTTATAGCAGCAGCTTCTGTTTCTGCTACGGCAACTTCAGTTAATCCAACTGTACCTGCTAGCGCGGGCGCGTGGAGAACTGTAGGAACTTCTGATGTTGAATTATATGGAATAACAGTTGCTAACTCTGCAACAGCAGGTAAAGCAAGAATCGTTGTTACTTATAGTCAAAACGCAGCATTAGCAGCACTATAATAAATTAATTTTTAAGGAGCTCGTAAGGGCTCCTTAATATATAAGGAGAAAAATATGGGAAGTTTTAAAGGTGATATACAAGCAACTAGATTCACAACTACTACTACAAATGCAATTGTAGCAGGACCAATTAGATTAAGAGGTATTATCATTGCATCTGATGGATCAGGAGCAGGATTAGTTACTTTAAAAACAACGTCTTCTGCAGGATCTACTTTATTTGTAGCAGATGTACCAGAAGGTGATGTTATTAATTTTAGTTTTCCTGAAGATGGAATTTTATTTCCAAAAGGAATTTTTACAACTACATTGACAAATGTATCTGCAGTTACATTACTAACAGATAAATATTCTGGACCTGGATTAACAGCGTAGGAGAAGCTAAATGGCTAATACTACTTCTGGAACTACAACTTTTGAAAAAACCTTTTATATAGATAAAATTATAGAAGAGGCTTACGAAAGAATTGGTATGTCCGCTCCAAGAACTGGACAAGATTTAGAATCTACAAGAAGATCTCTAAATATAATGTTCCAAGAGTGGTCAAACAGAGGTCTTCATTATTGGGAAGTAGCAAATAATTCAATCTCCATGGTCAATGGTCAATCTGTCTATACTCTTTATAGATCAGCAGGAGATGGAACATCGGATGGTGTATTTACATTATTAAATGGTGCAATTAATGCATCAGTAACTACAATAACTGTAGATTCTGTAGATCAATTTCCAACATCAGGAACTTTATTAATTGATTCAGAACAAATAACTTATACAGGAACAAACACATCTAATAATACTTTTACAGGTTGTGTTAGAGGTGCAAATAGTACAACAGCTGCAATCCATGCTGATAATGCAAATGTTTATGATAATAATTCAATCGTTTATGGACCCGATGATATATTAGAAGCTGTTTATAGAAACACACAACAAACACCTGTTGTTGATTTTCCACTTACAAAAATAGATAGATCTGCTTACAGTGGATTATCTTCTAAATTTTCAACCGGTCAACCTACACAATATTTTGTACAAAGATTTATAGATAAAATTACAATCACTTTATTTTTAACACCAGGCACAAGTGAAGTTAATAATGTAGTTAATTATTATTATGCAAAAAGAATTCAAGATGTTGGAGCTTATACAAATGCAACAGATGTTCCATATCGATTTGTCCCATGCATGTGCGCAGGACTCGCTTATTATGTATCATTAAAACTTGCTCCACAAAGAACACAAGAATTAAGATTATTATACGAAGATGAATTAAAGAGAGCATTAGAACAAGACGGCTCTTCTTCAAGTTCATTTATAACACCAAAAACTTATTATCCAAATGTCTAAGAATTCAAGAGGAAAATATTCTTATATGATTTCTGATCGATCTGGTCAGAGGTTTCCATATCAAGAAATGGTACAAGAGTGGAATGGCTCATGGGTACATGTTTCTGAATATGAAGCAAAGCAACCTCAGTTAGAACCAAAGCCAACTGCAGCTGATCCACAAGGTTTAAGATATGCACATCCTGACAGACAAGAACCACCAGTAATTATTGCTTTAACTTTAAATCCCTTTTCAACGACTAAGTATGCAGGTTCTACTTATATTAATGTTTATTCTGAAGATCATG